TATATTGTCATATATTTTTTAAATATTTAATAATTCAATCTTTATCTATTATTTTACATAAATATATATTATTTTTAATAACTTTCTTTATATAATAGTTGTAATATCTATGTCCTAAATTTTAAGTATATAGAAAATAACAAAAATAACAATAATACAATTATTATAACAAAAATATAATTATAATAGCACGAATAATATATAAACTGAAACAAATTGATATCTTCATGATAAATTTGTTTTAGGTTATATATTTCACCATAATGTTGTGTTTTTGCAAATATTTTTTGTTCAGTTCTATATTCTTTATAACATTCTAAAATAGCAACATTATTAAATATAATTTGTTCTGTTCCCATAAATAAATCTAAACATAAATCTAATTTGTCTAACTCTGCTTCCATTGTTGATTCATTTTCTCTAAGCATTTTAATATATTGTTCGCCTAATAAACCAGGACCTGTAGGATATAAAGAATTTAAGCCATAATATTTATTTTTAACATTTTCGCTTATTTTATTTATACATCTTAATAATAATTCATTTTTAGGTTTAGCAACTATAAGTGCATTTAATAATCCAATTTCTCCTTCTTTCCAGTAACCTGGTCTATCTAATGTTAAGTGTTCACTTTCTGTTAATGCAATAAATTTAAAATTATTTATACAGTTTAATTTAATGTCAGTATAAATGCCACCATTAATGTATAAAATACATAATCTCCATAAATCAGCTTTGTAAGCTCCTGGTTTTAATGTATCATATGCAATTAATATATCTTCAGGAAAGTTTTTTTTTATAAATTCTCTACAATTATTATCATCATATAGATAAACATTAAATTCTGGATTAACTTTTTTCATTCTATCTACATTCTTTTGCATTTTTGTAGGTAATTTTTTTGTACCCCATGTTAAATATAAATTTAGCGGAATTATAGATTGATAAGAATCTTTTATTTCAAAATTTGTAGATTTAATAGTTTTTAATTTATTAAACATACCTTTCTCGCCGTAAACTTTTTCTACAACATTCATATTATATTATTATATAAAATAATATATTATTTGTAAATTAATATATTATTTTTTAATAAAAATTAAGATCTAAAAACAAAGGATGTTACAAATTTAAAAATAACAAAAATAATAAAAAATACAATTATAATAACAAAAATATAATTATAATTACACGAATAATATATAAACCTAAATAAATCTAAATCTTCATTATAAATTTGTTTAAAGTTATATATTTCACCATATTTTTTTGTTTTAGCAAATAATTTTTGTTCAGTTCTATATTCTTTATAATGTTCTAAAATAGCAACATTATTAAATATAATGTTTTCATTATTTACCATACATAAATCTATTTTATCTAATTCTGCTTCCATTGTTGATTCATTTTCTCTAAGCATTTTAATATATTGTTCACCTAATAAACCAGGACCTGTAGGATATAAATCATTAAAATCATAATATTTATTTTTAAAATTTTCGCTTATTTTATTTATACATCTTAATAACAATTCATTTTTAGGTTTAGCAACTATAAGTGCATTATAGAATCCAATCTCTCCTTTTTTCCACCAACCAGGTCTATCTAATACTAAATGTTCTCTTTCTGTTAATGCAATAAATTTAAAATTATTTATACAGTTTAATTTAATGTCAATATAAATACCACCATTAATATATAAAACACATAATCTCCATAAATCTGCTTTATAAGCACCTGGTTTTAATGTATTGTAAGCCGTTAATATATCTTCAGGAAAATTATATTTTATAAATTTTCTACAATCATTATCATCATACAAATAAAAATTAAATTCTGGATTAACTTTTTTCATTCTATCTACATTCTCTTGCATTTTTGTAGGTAATGTTTTTGTACCCCATGTTAAATATAAATTTAGTGGAATTACAGATTGATAAGAATCTTTTATTTCAAAATTGATTGATTTAATAGTTTTTAATTTATTAAATATACCTTTTTCACCATAAACTTTTTCTGTAACATTCATATTATATTATTGTACAAAATAATTTTTTAATGTTAATAATTTAATCAAACCAGTCCTCAAAATCAAAGTTATATTGTTCCATATATCTAATCATTCGTTTAGGATGTAAAGCAATTGCTATTATCTCTTCTGCATACGGTTCAAAATTTTTCATCATTTGTTTGTAATCTAATTTAAAAATGCTAGGGTTTTCGGACAAGTAACTCCAGTCAATCATTTCTTGATTTGCTTTTAATAACTCCATGGCATTTGGATTACTCGATAAATATTTCCAATCAATCATTTTTTTATTATCTTCTAATATCTCAATGGCATTTAGATTAGCTGATAAATGTCTCCAGTCTATGAGACTTGTATTTAATTTTAATATTTTAATTGCTTCTGGGTTTTGATTTCTTGATAACAGAGACCAGTTGATGTTTTCAGGATATTTTTTTAATAATTTAATTGCTCTCAAATTATTTTTTAATGATAAATTATCCCAATTGATTTTATCAACATTATTTTCAAATAGTCTCATAGCTTCAGGGTTTGAACTTAAAGATAACATAGGCCAGTTGATTTTATCAGGATTATTTATTAATAATTCAATTGCATCAGGGTTTGTATTTAAACATAAACGCATCCAATTAATCTTTTCTTGATTATCTTTTAATAACTCAATTGCATTTGGATTAATAGATATATAAAACCAATTGATTTTGTCCGGGTGTTCTTTTAGTATTTCTATTACCTGGGGGTTTGGATTTAATGATAAATTATTCCAATTAATTCTATCTAAATTATTTCTAAATATGTCTATTGCACCAGGATTTGAATTTAATGAGAAATTATCCCAATCAATTACCAAACTATCTAGGTTATTCATTAACAATTCGATGGCGTTGTCGTTCGAATTTCTTGACAACTCAGACCAAAATATTGCCAATCTGTCCGGATGTTCTATTAATAATGTTATGACATTAGAGTGTTCGTTTTGATATAACAAATCCCAGTTAATTTTATTTGGTTTTGTTTTCAATATTTCAATTGCTTTATCGTTTAAATTCGGATTTATACATAATGTATCCCAATCAAGCTTGTTAACGTCAATCCATGGTAATAAAGTATATATAGGTTTATTCATTTTAAATAGATATGAATTAAATTATTTATTTAAATATATATAACCTCAATTTTTTTTAATCAAAGTATTATCTACTGTATATGATTAAAAATTATTTATCATCATTTAATAAAAAACAACTTATAAAAATAATAATATTAAAAAATACTAAATGAAGTGGTTAGTTTTTGGTTATAAAGGTTGGATTGGACAGCAAGTTGTTAATATACTAGAATCTGATTCTAAAGAACATACGGTAATAACAACTGAAACTAGAGCGGATGATGAACACAATGTAGATAAACTTTTACAAGATGTTCAACCCGATCGTGTTGTATCGTTGATTGGTAGAACACACGGACCAGGATATACGACAATTGATTATCTCGAACAAAAAGGTAAGATAGTCGAGAATGTCCGTGATAATCTATACGGACCTCTGGTATTAGGATTACTTTGTAAAAAATATAATATCCATTACACATATTTAGGAACAGGGTGTATTTTCAGCGGTTATGACGAGGAGTATACAGAAGAAAGCAGTCCTGACTTTTTCGGTTCTTCGTATTCGGTAGTTAAGGGATTTACAGACAGACTTATGAAACAATTAGATGATAATGTATTAAATGTTAGGATTAGAATGCCTATAACGTCCGAAAAAGACAACGTAAGGAATTTTATTTACAAAATCACTCATTATGATAAAATCTGTAGCATGGAGAATTCAATGACAGTCTTGCCTGAATTGCTGCCGTTGATGGTTGACATGGCATCTAAAAAGCAGACAGGTACCATTAATTTGACCAATCCGGGTGCAATCACACATAATGATATCTTAGAGATGTATAAAGAAATTGTCGATCCTGCTTTCACTTGGCAGAATTTTAGTGTAGAAGAACAAGATAAAATTTTATTATCTGGTAGATCAAATAATGTGTTAGAAACGACTAAATTACAAGAACTATATCCAAATGTAAAACCGATTAAAGAATCTATTAGAGAAGTTCTACAAAATTATAAATAATTAGTTTTTAACGACGACTATTTTTTCGTATAGCAGAAGCAAGATGATTATTATAAGCATCTAATCTTTGTTGTTTTTGATAACTAGATGTTGTAACAATTGGGATATATGTTTTTGATCTAGTACTAGGTAGTTCTATATTTTCAATATAATTCATAAATCTATAACCCCAAGTTCCTGGAGTATTTCTATTCCTATAAATTAAAACATAAAATAATATAAGTATAACTAAAACAACACCTATAGGTACGGCTATCATAATTATTAATTTTGTTTTGTCTTCCTCTGTCTTTTTTTCTTCCTCAGACTTTGCCTTTTTTTCTTCTTTAATAACAAATACTTTTTTAAAATCTGTTAATATATCTATATATTCATCTATAGTTGTTTTGTTTTTTAAATAATATTTTTGTATATGATCATTTTCACTATTACCATATAATGTTTGTGATGTTTGTCTATTTGTTTTTATTTCTGATTCTAATTTATTAAATATTGGTATAAAATCATTTAAAACAAAATGAAGCAGTAAAGTAATTGCAAAATGTTTTTTGTTCTTTATTTTAACATTTTGTTTATCATTTGAAATATTATTATAATTATCATTCATATTTGGAATTGAGTTATAATATTGATCAAATCGGGAGCTATGTATTTTTTTATATCGATCAAATAATTTTGTAGTTTCAAATAAATTTAAATCAACATCTGATAAATTATATTGATTTAATATTTCATCATTATAAATAGAAATTTTTGTAGGGGCAAAATCTTCTAAATCTTTATTAAGATCAATTTCTGTCATACGAACACTACTACAATTATTTGAAATTTGTTGTGGATTTTGTTGTGGATTTTGTTGTCTAAAAAAATAATAATATTGAGGTTCTATTATATATTTGTTTTGAGTAATATCTTCTTTTAATTTATCTAAATTTAAAGACATAATGTAATTATTATTATTATTATTACCTGAACTATAAACAATATTTTTATTACTATCTAATAAATATCGAATCTCGTCATTATTTTTTAATGTTGTTATAACACATGGTTTTGTGTTACTCATAATATATAATATTATATAATATAATTAAAAAAATAAATTCTTTTGTATGAAAATTATATATTATTTTTATTTTTTATCTAAACTTTATGTTTTTAAACTCGTTATCAACAAAGTAAAAAAATCAATGATTATATATGATTTCTATTAATATATAGCAAGTAACATGTACCTAAAAATAAAATAACAAATAATACGTATAATATAAAAGCGCCTATACCTCCTATTTCTTCTATTTTTTGTTTTATTTTTTCTTCCAGTTTTTTTTCAACAACAATAATAAATACATCTTTAAATTCTGTCAATATATTTATAAAATCTTGTATTTCTTTATTATTATCTTTATAATATTGCTGTAAAAAATCTTTTTCATTAAAATTAGTATCTTGTTTTTTAATTTGTATTGCACTATGTAATTTGTTTCTTATTGGTTCATAGTTTTCAAAATGATAAAATAATAAAGTAATTGCAAATTTTTTTTTTTCATTATTATTTAATTTATTATAAAATTGTAAATCATTTTTTTCAAAAAATTGTTTAAACAATATTGTTTTTTCAAATATATTTAAACTAATATCTGATAAATAATACTTATTTAATATTTCACCATTAATTATAGCTTCTGAAGCTAAAAAATCTTCAGGATTTTTAGTAATATCTAAACCTACTGTTTCTTTAACTTTACAATTATTATTTGGAATTTTAGTAAATTTATTATTTAGGTATCCTAAATCTTTATTATTATTAAAATTATCTTTTATTTTATCAAAATCAGAAGATATGATATTATTGCCAGTACAATAAACAATATTTTTATTGTCATCTAACAAATATAGAGTTTCTCCATTTTGTATTGTTGTACCAATACAATATAATAAAAACATTTCAGGCATAATATAATTATATTATATAATTATAATATATAATATAATATAATATAATATTATATGGGTTGTTTTCACATTTATTGTTTAGTTTGTGGCAATCCATGTTATGGAATGAAAAGTGATTATATAGACTACGCAAAAGAAATTATATCAAGCGGTAAAAAAGATTTTATTTACGAAGCATATTTAAAAAATCCTAATCTAATCAAAGATCTTAAAAAAATGATAAAACAGACATTATGGATGGATAAATGTACAGACAGCCCTTACAGGGCTGTCTCTAGAGTTAGCCTGTAGGCTAACTGTACAATGTTATTAACTAATAATAAAGTCAAACATAACTGTAAAGAAATTACATGTAATACTACTTTCTCTGATAAAAAAAATAATTATGTACATCTAATGAAAGATTATAATGTTTGTTTTTATGAAGACATATATACAAATGCAGGTGTATTTATACATACAGATTGTTATAAATACATTAAATTAAAATATAATATTAAATTAACATATAGTAATTTACCATTAATAGACGATGGTAAATTACATTGGGAAAGACCTATTAAATATATTAATTATGGAGAAATTGAACGTTATTGGGAACAATATCTTCAATTTGAAAAAATATGTATAGACAAAAAACAATATTTATGCTCTTCACCTCTAAAAAATGATAAAAATATTTCAAAAATTAATAAAAATATAAATGCACTAAAAATATCTAATAAATATATTTTAAGACCTAGCCCACCTATTAGTGCAACATTTTATGAGAATAACAATATTAAAGTAGGTAACAATGGTAAATTATGGATTGTAAAAAATGGCAAATGGAATGAAATTAATAAAGACATATGTGAAATAAATATTACTGTAGATTTTACAAAAATTAACAGCAAACAAAAAAGTTTTTTAAAGAAATTATCATTTATTAGTCAATACAATAATCACGGAATATTTGTTAAAACCATTACATTAAAAAATAAAAATACTTTTATACTAGAATTAATTACTACTATTGATAATAAAAGTAGAATTAGCCTGTAGGCTGGTTGTACAATAATAAAATTATTTTGTTAATAATGATATGTAAGATTTTTAATTTATTTTTTAATCCAAACTTCATAGAAAAAGTCAGAACATGGACCCCAACCTCCTTGTTCATGATGAATTCTTTCTAAATTATGTTTTTTAAACTCGTTATCAACAAATTCTTTATGTTCTATATCATTAAAATCATTTTCAATTATAATTTTGTTAAATGTTTGTAAAAAATCAGAGTTTTCTTTAATAATATAGTATAATGCACCTTCACAATCAGCAACTAAGGTATTAAATTCTATATTATATTTATTTTTTATTTCTTCCCAAGACTTAGTATTTATTTGTTTCCAATTTTCAATATCATTTATTTCCTCAATAGGTTTGGTGGTCCAACCTTGTTGATATAAATTGACATTAGAAATAGCACAGTCTTCAATATGAAAATTTAAATTATTATTGTCTCTATTTTCTCTTAATAAATTACTGTTATGAACATCAGATTCAATGACCAACATATTTTTACTGTCATTTAGTATAGTTGCGATTGTACATGAATTCCTTCCAACATTACCGCCAATCTCAAGAACCTTATCTGTAGGTTTAATATATTTAACAGACAATAATTGTTCAGGATATTCTTCCATAAGAGAACCATGAATTAATATGATTTTACTATGTATGGTGTTTAAATCTATCATATTATCATCAAAATTTTCTTGATTATAATAAACACATTGTTTTTGAAATATAATACCTAATAAAAAACCAATTATTAATATAAATAAATATAATATATATTTATTATTCATGTATATATTATATTATAAAAAATATTTTTATTAGTCCATAATTTATTATTAATTAAAAATTAATAACTTATTAATTTAAGTAAATATAATTATCAATATATTATAATTTAAAATTTCCATCTATAACCACATGCAACACAATTAACAAATGTAGTCATAGGTTCATCTGCACTTCTAGTTTGTAATTGAAAAGAAAAACATTTCTTTTCTTTACATCTTTTGCATACATACACAGATTCTTCTATGTAATCTTTGTTTTTAATATTATTTTCTCTTTTTACTATAATAGATTCCCAATTTTTTGGAAATAATTCATGGGGTGACATAAAGGGTACATTTTCAATAGCAACTTTATTATCTAAAATAGCTAAAATTAAATATTTATTATTTTTTGGATTTAAATTATAATAAATATCATTAACTTTAGATATATAAATATTTTCAAAAACACTTTTTTTAATTTTTAAATATTGCAATGAATAATCATTTATACTATATTGTAATTTTTTTACATAATCGTATGGTAATAATTTTGCAAATTTAACAAAAGCATCATACCTAATGTCAATATATGCATCATTAAAATCATTCAAATATTTAGATATAATTTCTTCTTTATTATACATAATCATTATTAATTATTATTAATAATATTTTTTTAAGTTTATAAATATTCAATTTTTTTTATTATAAAAGAAAATTATAATAAAAGAAATTATAGTAATTTTCTTATTATAAAAGAAATTATAGTAATGTATATGCAATTATTAAATAATTTTTATTTAAAGGGACAACAGAACCCTTAAAATCAATAACATTTATATTAGCTAAATCTAAATCTTTTAACTTGACTGAATTATATTTTTTATATAAATATGTTTTCCATCCTATATTAAAAAATGAATAATCAATAGATGTTATTGAAGGGAATGGTGTTGTTACTGATTCTTTGATTACTTCGTCGTATAAGCTATAGTTATACTTATTAACTATGACACTACCTAATTCTGAATTATTTTTATAAAAATCATTTTTAATATGAAAAGCATTTAATATATTATTAATACTAGTTTTATTTTGAATATTAAATTTTTCATTCCAAAATGGGATTTGAAACGAATATTCCATTAATCGTAGTTTTTCGTTCTTATTTAAGAAGACCCCAAACCCTCTTTGTCTATATTTATTAATAATTTCAGCAGGATAATTACTACTGCTGAAATATTTAATATCTAAATTATATAATGTCATACAAGCGCTGATACATGATGAAGTCATATAAACAGTGGAACCATTATAATATGCTCTGACTATTGGAAAATGAAAAGTAGATAAAACTTTGAAAAAGTCATCTGCTTTCACTTGGAAATATTCTATTACTTTTGTATATGGTGTAGAAATTTTATATTTAATATTTTCATTACATTGAAAATAAATGTTTGGTTTATATGTTATACTGATTTGATCAATTGAAATATTATCATATATATTCTTATATTTTTCAAGTGGATATTTAATTATATTATCATTATACATTTGTTTTTTATTTTCAACATATATATTGTAAAAATATGTTTTGATTTCCATATCATTAAAATCAATTTCATCTTTTGAACAATTAAAATGATTTTTAATATATTCATCATTTACACATATATATACAGTTTTAATAAAATGACTATTGATTTCTATATCTGTTTTACCTAATTTATTACTAATGTTTGTTTTTAAAACATCAATAATGTGATTTGCTTTATCCACAAATTCAAAATCTGATAAATTTGATATAATATCTAAATCTGCATTTTTGTAATATTCATTCGCAAAACCATTAAAATTATTAAACATTAATTGTAAAGGATTAAAATTAGGCAAACAACAAGCAATACAACTACCAGTAATACCTATACCATTAAAATCCAACCCTTCTAATAAATCATGTTCGGTATTTGAAAAAAATATAGATACTCTTTTTTTAAAAGTATTACCAATACATACTCCATATTCATACTGGTTTGAATAAACAGGTAGCACTGGAAAACAATTTTTTATATCTATAGCACTATCTGATACTAAAATAGGTAAATAAGGAGATGTTTTAGGATTGTCTATTTGATAGGGAAATGATGGTAACAAAGATGCAGTCTCAATATTAAAAATAAATCTATCGCTAATTGTTATATTTATTTTTTTTATACTCTCCTCAGTATATAATGTAATCCAAGTATATCCTAAAATATATTTTATAATAGGCATATATTTTTCTAAAAACGATAGTGTAAAAAATATATTTGGTTTATTAATAATTTCAAGTACATGTTGATTATTAATAATGTAATGACATAATTCTTTAGAAGATAATAAATTCATTACTAAATAATAAAACTCTTCTTTATATCTGTTATCAACTAAGTAATCAAAAATAATATTGAAACTATCAAAAGACATTTTATTAGTTATAGGGTGTTCTGTGATGTAATATAATGTATAGTAAAATTTAGATGATTCTTTGATATCTATTATATTACTTTTTTCTAAAAAATTTAAATTATAATCATTATTAAAATCTTTAGAATTGATATCTTCGATAATTTTTTGCATATCTTTATTAGATAGTTGTGTATTATAATTAAAATTTCTAGTGATAAATTTTCGTGTAATATTTAATTTACATATATTTAATGACCAAAAATTATTTTCATCTATTACTTTTATTAAATTTAATCTATTAATACGTTCTAACTCGTTTGAAATTTCTCTATTTAAATATTTATCAATATAAATACATTTAATATATTCTTCTAAATTAGATAATCCATTATGTTGTTTCAAATAACTTTTTAATGAATTCTCATTTACTAAATACATCATTATTACGAGTTCTTCGTCTTTAAAATCGTAATCAAAGAATTGTTTTAAAATACTACTATTAATAATCATCAGTTTATCCGAAATATTTTTTACTAATCTTAAATTCTTAGTTTCTAAAATAGTATAATTTGTCATTAGCTTACTAATATCACTTATAGTTGAGTTTAAGATTTCTTCGTCATGTTTACCATTATCTTTTAAACATATTAATAATACTCTAGAAAATCTAGAGTATAGTTCTTTATCCGTAATTTCAATGGACGTGTTGATAAAAGGGTTTGCATCCATTTTTTTATGTATTAATAAAATAAGTATGTTTAATATTAATAAATAAAATTGTCAATTTTTTTATAAATTAATATTCTAATAATCCTAAACTATTAACATTTAATAACTCTTTTTCAACACAATTGTTTAACATGTTCTCAAACAATTCATGATCAAGATCAAAATATGTTAAACTTTTTTTTGTAAAATTGTACAACTCCTCTTTTGTAATATTTTTTTTTAATCTTTTTGCTGTTTTCATAATATAACATTTTGTTATTGTATTTCTATCGTAGCTTATTTTTTCAATGATTTTATTATAATCGATTACATTCTCATTTAAAATTACACTGCATTCAGGTACGTTTATTTTACCTTTAATTATTAAATTATTATTTTGCAATATATTTAAAGTTTTAGTCATTAAATCTTCATTTTGGTTATTAAACATAACATTAAAAATATCTATATTTGGTTTATCAGAATACCCATAATAATATAACATTGTCATTGGTATTAACGATCCTGTTATAGTTATATTATTGATAGATAATTTTACAATAGTATCATTATATGATAATTCTAATTGTTGATTGTCTGTATAATATTGTTTTTTGTAATAAAAATAATTTATATATTCTTTTTTAATAATATTAACATTTTGTATAAAAATATCTGGGATATTAATATTGTATGTTTCTATTTTTATTTTGTTTGAAATAAACAATGAATTAGTGATATCATTTATTGTTTGTTTGAATGATATGCTAGTTTTTAGATTATCCATTAAATTATTAATATCATTAAACACTTGTAATTTGGAATAATTAACAAGTTCTAAATATTCAATTAATTTGTTTTCAATATTTAAAATAGTATTATGATTAATATTATTAATTAAATAATATTTAATTCTGATTTTTATAGATTCATAATAATATTGTAAAACCATGTCAATATTATTAATAAATTTTAAATGTGATATAATATTATAAATAATATCAATTGTGTTATTATTTTCATTGCTAATAACAGCCATTATTACTTTTGATAACCCAAATATGAAATATTTTAATATTTCATCGTTATGAATAATGTTATTTATATTAGTTTTTATTATTAATGGATAATTAATTACATTTTTTAGATTTTTTAATTGATATATATAGTTCAAGTGATAAATTATATTTTTTAATAATTGTCCATCATGTATATTATATTCATTTATATTTTTATGTAAATTTAATGAATATGCTTGAATATGGTGTAATAATAATATACATTTATTTTGTTCTTTTCCTATGTATAATATATTTAAATCAATATATGTTGTTCCGTTATTTTTTATATAACCTATAATATTATCTATAATTATACTTATACAAGGTAAATTATAATTAAAAAGTTTTTTTAATATATTATTATTATTTTGGTATATTTTATAACTTTGTAAAATATCAGTATTTGATATATACTTAATTGTATAATTATTAAATTCCTTTATTAAAGGATCAAATACAGTACAGTCTTTACAATCAACCATTGTATTACTGATTATATCATAAATACTACTTAAAGTATTCATTATTTCTTCATAATATTTGTTTTTAAATATTATGGTTTTAACAAGTTTTTTCAAAATATCTATTTTAATATTTTGAAAAAATGATTTCAAAAACATAATTTTTAAATCTTTATCTATATTTTCAAATCTACGATACATGCTAATTAAATTATTAATAATATATTTAATAACATCCGATATTTGAAAATTAATTAATAATTCCTTTACATTATTGTCTAAAATATTAATTATTTGTTCTTCTGGTTCGTTATATACATATTGTTGTATTGCCCAATGAGAATTTGTTGTGTATAATATTTGTTTCACTATGAAATCAAAATCTTTTCTTTCTGGATAATAAAATATTTGTAAAAAATCATTATTAATATGAATCTTTTGACTCATATTTGTTTATTAATAATTAAATAATTTTATATTATTAATAAAATTATTTATCAATTTTTTTATATATTTTTTAAAAGACTACTAATAATAAAATATAGCAAAGAAGCTAATATTGCTCGGAGTATTAAATTTATTATATTAGATATATTGTTATCATTACATAATACAAAAACATTATCTATACATTGTATTGTTATAGATGAGTTTAATAATATAAAAATTATAAAAACTATTAATGGGTTTTTTATATAAGATAATATTTTTTTTGAAGTAAATGTATCATCTGTTTTAATATTTTCTAAATCTATTCCATTTATATCATTCATTGGTAGCATTCCTTGCATTGGTTGCATTCCATGCATTGGTTGCATTCCTTGCATTCCATGCATTCCTTGCATTCCATGCATTCCTTGCATTGGTTGCATTCCATGCATTCCATGCATTCCTTGCATTGGTTGCATTCCATGCATTCC